CGAATAGTATCCAAGACATGGTTACCCATATCCCAGACGCCCTTGAAGCCTTTGTACATGTTGAGGACACTACACCATATATGTATAGTGTGCAAATTCTGTGTTCGGAATCCATTCCTTACATAGGTAGGCAGAATTGCTGGTAGACCATTTACGATTCTCACGCGCACCTTGTGGGCAGGACAGAGGTCCTTGGGAGTCATCTTTCGTCCTGAAAGATAACTGTTCACCACAAAGAGGGAGAGCTTAAGATAGTTTATGGTAAAGCGGATTCCATTCCGCTTAAGGAGAGAGGAGACTGTCAGACTAAACGCTGAGCGTTCTGCCGCAGCAACAGTGGTGTCTTTCTTCCCTCTTGACCACCATGACATCATGTCATGCCATCGGTTGATCAAGGTCCGAACGTTTCCGTTCGTGACTTCGACCATCGAGTCCACTTCCCCATTGGTCATCGATCGCCAGTTTAAAAACGGCGATTTGAAAAGACGACCGAGGCGTCCAAGGAAAGTCTTAGACTTTCCTACCTTGTATATCTCCGATATGAAGGGATGAGGCGTTAAGGGGGGTGTTTTTGGATTAGTGGTATCATTAGAAGAAGAGTTGTTATCAGAGCCCGGTGTATCGCCCGGGGCGGCTAGGACTTTTAAGGTCCGGTTGTTAGTCATAGACACTCTGATCATTATGACATAATCTTGTTCCGAAAGGTATAAGATACGACCAGGAGAGATTGGGTCGACCACTGCATATAACCCACCATCTACTTTGTCCCAATCGACCTCTGAGAAGAGGCGATGGTTGGGCAGAGGCAAGAAGGAGACCTGAGTCGTAGAAAAGGCACGGTATGTAACAAAAGATGATGTGGTCGGGAAAGCTGCAGCCAACCAAGAGTTGGCGCGCTGGAACGGCGACAGAAACCGGAGTTGCATATTTTTAATATGTCGAAATACAGGCTGGACGTCTCACTTAGGAGTCAGATGGAAACATCGACCCCCTTGCCCCTCGAAAGGGGTGGCAGGCCAGGCAACTATACCCTGGAAGTTGAGGCCACTTGTATCTGCACAACTTTTCATTGTGTAGTCTACGCGGTCTCGGGCGTCTGCTGTACATCACCATATTGGGATGGTTTCACTTTTGGCTGAGCTTCGGAATCGAAGCGAGAGGATTGACCTACTGCGCAGGGTGCGCAGTGGGAGCCTTGACCAGCCGGGTGGGGCCGTCCTACCCCAATGTTACCGGCACTTCACTCGAACATAAATAATCCGATTATGTTAGGCGAATACATTCACCCCTTCCGATCTTTTCGGAAGCTCTGACTATCTGCGTGCAGGGTCTAGCTCGTCAGGTTCACTGAACCTCAAGGTGCCTATAGGCAACGGGCAGAATGCCTAATTATCATTATTAGGTATTTCTCAATACCCCTGTCCCAAGATCCGGTCACCTTCCCTCATTTGCCGAAGAGTCCAGTACGGGCCAGCCGTACACAGACACCCTAGTTGATCCCACTTTTT